CAAGTAGCATGACGTTAGTTGACATTCGAGATGAAGCTGTCTCACAGATAAAAAAGGCTTTTGAAGAAAACAAAAAACTGCACATAACGGCGCATCCCGGGCAGTTTAATGAAACGGAAATAAAACGGCTCGCTAATCAGACTCCGGCAGTGCTGACATCGCTTTTACGTTATTCGGACGAGTATCACATAATCGATTTTGTAAGCTGGGTGTTATACCGAGCCGACAGTAAAGATCGTTTATATGACGGCGCGTTAAAAATAGTATCGGCGTTAGTTCCGGTTATTAAAAATTTGGATACTGAATGGAGTTTAGGAGGCGGCGAGCGTATAGAAGCCGAATGTCTTTATTCAGGAACGCTTGATCAAATTAACATAACGCTTTGGGGCGTTAAATGGAAATGGATAATCAAAGATTTGGAAAGCGCGTCGCTTCGCGATCTTGATTATTTTGAAGGTTATGACGCGGCGCATAAAATTGACAATGCAGCTGCTCAAGATATTGTAAATTTGGAGGTTTTATATGCCTGTACCGATTAGACAAATTCCGGCGAATCTTTTAGTTCCCGGACAGTATCAGGAAATTGACAATTCGCTCGCTGGTGCGCAGAGCGATATTAAAAAGGCTCTGATGATAGGATATAAACTTTCCACATCAGAAGCTGAAAGCGGAAAACCTGTAAATGTTATCTCCGCGGCCAAGGCTCATCAGCTTTTCGGGCACGGAAGCTATGCCGCTATCATGGCGGAAACATTTCTGTCGCTTAATAAAACGGAAGAACTGTACGTGCTTCCAATTCCGGAACCGGAAGCTGGCACAACATGGAATAAAAAGTTTACAGTCAGCGGTTCCGCTTCATTCGCCGGAATAATACGCGTTATTGTAAACGGCTTTAATTATGACGCGTTTATCGCCAAAAGCGCGGACGCGCAGGCGGTTGCCGCGGCTATTACCGCGAGAATAAACGCCGAACTAACTCTGCCTGTAACCGCGGACGCTGATAACGCTGTAGTTACTATTTCAGCTAACATAAAAGGCGAGGCGGGAAACAATAACAGCGTAACTATTATTTCTTTTATCGGCGGCGTTTCAATAGCGAAAACAGAAACAGCCGCGGGCGTTGGCGTAACGGACATCAAACCTTATCTTGAAGGGCTTGGCGAAGCGCGTTACAACTTTATCGCCAGCGATTTTAACGATGAAAAAAATATCCGTACAAGTTCTGATGAACTTGAATCGCGTTACGGCCCAATGCGGCAGATTGGCGGCAGAATGTACATAGCGCTGACAGGCGAAATAGGAAGCAAAACGGAAAATGGCACTCTTCTGGCTAAAGCGGGAGAAGTAAATTCTCCGCACATCATTCTTATTCCCCGAGGAAACAATCCGGAACTGCCTTGCGTGTGGGCTGCCGCTTGGTGCGCGTCCGCTTGCAGAATTCTCGCCGACGATCCAGCCGCGAACACCTATGACACTAAAATAACTAATTTATACGCGAGCGTTTCGTATAACTTTAATGAACGGCAAAAACTTCTTGAAGCTGGCATCGCTACATACCGCCTGGACACGACAGGTAATGTATTAATAGAGCGTCTTGTAACAAGTTACACTGAAAACACAGACGGCGGCAGAGACACAAGCTACCTTGATGTTCAAGTTACGGAAACTGTTGACGCGGTACGCACATATATTAACGCTGAAGCGAAAAAGCGTTTTAAAACATGGAAGCTCGCTAGCACAAGTGAAAATTTCGGAGCTGGAGCGCGCGTTATGTCGCCGGGCGTATTTCGTTCATTTCTCGCGGAGCTTTATCAGGAAGTATTCATAAAAACAAAACAATGGTGCCAGGATTTTGAAAATTATAAAAAATCCATTCATGTTGAAATCAAATCCGGCAGTAAAACAAGGCTTGAATATTCGCATGAGCCGAATCTGATAGGCCAGTTCTACATCGCGGCTGGACTGACGCAATTTAAATAGGAGTAAGTATATGAAACTTGAAAGAGTACAAAGAGTTATTTCGCAGGCGTTAGGTGAACTTCCTATACAGGAAAAAGGAGCGACATTCAAACCGGCGGGTGTTAAGCGCGAAACAAAGCCGGGCGAAGTGCCGGAAAACACAGGTTACACCGAAAGCCAGACATTCGCTGAACTTAAATTAAAGCTCAACGCGACAGGCTCTCTTGGTATTGAACAATTTTCAAACATAGGTGAAGACACGCTTACCATTTTCACAACAGGCGGCAAACAATACATGATGTCGAACGCGTGGGTAACAGAACCAGGAGAGCTTGGTGACGCTGAAATGGATATCACCTACAATTCCGGCACAAGTCCGAGATTAGCATAGAGAACTATTATGGCGAAAACTATTAAATTAAAGCATCCTTTTAAAGTCGGGGAATTGAATGTTGACGCGATAACAATTCAGCGTCCTAAAACAAAAGATTTTATCGCTGTAGGCGTTATTCCTCTTGGCAGTGTCGCCGCTGACGCCGCGCTTCTGTCTTCGCTTTCAGGTTTGCCGGAGAGCGTAATCGCCCAAATTGATATAGATGATTTATCCGTTCTGCGGTATGACATCGCTCGTGTGTGGGATTCGTATTTCACATCAAAGGAATACAATGAAAACCCTACCATCGCGGAGGAAGCTCCGCGAAACGTGACAGCGGAGAAAGATACAGCATAGAAGAAATTCGCGATCGTGTCGCGGAAATGGTCGCGGAAATTCTCGCGCTGCTTCCGGGAATGGATTTTTCAACGCTTATGGATATGTACTGGGAACAGCTTTCATTCTGGCATGAAAAAGCCGTAAAAGTCGCGAAAGCAATACGCGGAGTTAAATAATGGCGGAACTTAAAGCCAATGTATTATTATCACTAAAAGATTTATTTTCGCAGGCTATGAATAAAGCCGCGGGCGCGGCGGGCGGCTTCGCGGAAAAAACCCTTGGCGCGGTTGATAAAATAGATAAGGCTGTATCAGGTACGGGCGCGAAGCTCGCCGCTTTTGGTCTTACGCTTTCTGTAGGCGCGGCCGCTAAAAGCGTTATGGAACTTGATCATCGTATGATGCGGCTTGGCATTTCCGCTGGCGCGTCAGCAGATGAAGTCGCGAAATTAAAACAAAATATTTTTGACACAGCGCAGGCTCCTGATATTAAAATCGACGCTAATAATTTGTTAAACGCCATTGATACAGTCGTAAATAAAACCAACGATCTTAAGTACGTGGAAGATAATATCAAAAACATAGCTTACGCGATTCAGGCGACCGGCGAATCCGGTGAATCGATCGGAAATATTTTTTCTGAATTTCAAAAATTTGGATATTCAACAGAACAGATCATATCGCTCATGGATGATCTTTCCTCACAGGCGAATGAAGGTTCTTTCTCGTTAGCTGATTTCGCGAAACAGGCTCCGGCGATTTTTTCATCTTACAGCAGAATTGGAAACGCGCCAGAAAACATCAAAAAAGTAAACGCGGCGCTGCAGATTCTAAACGCTGGCATGAAAAGCCCAGAAAAAGCCGCAAGCTCTTTATACGCCGCGATGAACGAGTTAGCGGACATTGAAACACAAAAAAAGTTAAAACGCATGGGTATTGACGTTCTTGATAAAGATACAAAAGAATTCAGGGACTTTAACGACATTATGTTTGATATCGCGGCGAAAACTGAAAACGCGCGAGACATGAATTATCTTAACAGCATTTTCAGTAACTCTACATTACAGGCGATTCGTTCCTATACATCTCATGGCGAGCGGATGTATGAGAATCTTACAGACCTTGGTAACACTACAGGGCTTTTACAGAAGCAGTCCGCGGCGATGGCTGGCACTCTTCAATCGAATATAAAAAACTTACAAACCGCTTTTAACGCGTTCGCTGACAGTAATTTAACCAAACCTCTCGAAGGTTTAACAAATTTATTAAATAAGTTAGCTGAAGATCCGGAGCGTATAAAAGGAATTTTTTATGGAATCGCTGGCGGGATTGCGGCTATAACCGCGGTTAAAGGAATAGCCGGAATAACAAGATTAATTGGCAGTATATCACAATTACAAGGCGGAAATATTAATCTTGGATCATTGAGCATGGCCGCGGCGATGCCGGTGTATGTTACTAACTGGGGAGGCGGCGGAATTCCGGCAGGCGAAGCAGGCGGTAATGGAACAAGCGGGACGCTTCCACAAACACAATTAGGAAAAGGCACACCGCTAACTAACGCGCGAACAGCAGTAAGTAATTTAAAACCAGCGCAATATGCCGCAGGCGGAGCCACCGCGGGTATTGGCGCGGCTTTTATAAAAATTCCTCAAATGGTTAATGAGCTTGAACAAATAAAACAGAATGAAGATCTAACATCAAAAGAGCGCGGTAAAGCAAAGGGCGGAGTGATTGGAGACGCGACAGGTAGTGTAATAGGCGCGGTAGCAGGCGGTATTGGCGGTGTCGCGGCGGGCGCGGCGGTAGGCGCGGCAGTAGGATCTGTTGTTCCGGTTCTTGGCACCGCGATAGGCGCGTTAGTAGGCGCAGGTATTGGAGCATTTGGTATGTGGTTAGGCGGCAAAGCGGGACGCGCGATTGGCGAAGGAATAGGCGGAACTGTCGCGAAGAATGATCAAAGAATTAATGAATATTCTTTTCCGGCGTCTGATCTTCCGTCACAGATCACACAGACTGGAACAAATATTACGCCGCAAGAAGTAGAGCTTGGTCACGCTGATATAAATGTAAATGTAAACCTTACAGGAGATCGTCAAACTGTTACTACTGTTATTCAAAACAATACAATGCCGGCGAGATTCAATACAGGGGTAAGAAACAGATTAAGAGGGAACGTGATATGAGTTTTGATATATCGCTTCCTGGTCTTTATAGAGAAAATTGGCGAAAAGCTTATCGCGCGGACAATGAAGACTCTCCGCGTTTTTCCAGTTATCAAGCGCCTGATGGCGAGCCTGTTCCTTTTATATATAAGAATCTTGAATTTTCAGGCGGTCAAACAATTGATACCACAGAATATCCATTTTTCGGTTTATGGTCAAACAAAGCTCTTAATCAAAAACCGCAGACAATTACAGTTCATGGTTTTTTGCGCGGTGAGTATTATTTAGAACAACGGGCGGCTTTCATTGACGCGTTATTAGTTCCAACCTCTGACGATTCACCGGGATTTTTTGATCATCCTTTATGGGGAAGGTTCAAGGTTGTAGTAGAAAATTATTTTATAGAAGAGTCGGCAAATGAAAATGGTCAATGTGAAGTTTCTCTTACATTAAAACGCGCGGGAATCTCTCTTGAAAGAAGATCAGCGGAACTAATGCAGGAAGGATTAATAAAACCTGAAGAAGTAGCTCAAATAGCGGTTGAGGAGTTCATTCAAGCGGAATTTAATGACGCCTATGAATCAGAGCAAATAGAGTTGAAAACCTCAACAATGTTACAGTTATTTGATCAGTTTAAAACACAGTTATTTAAAATGGTCGGGAGAATTCAATCATCTCAAACAGTATTAAATTCTGTAACAAGTAAAATTAATGTAATATCTAATTTAATTGCGCAAGGTGTGAAGTCTCCAATGGTATTGGCAAAGGCGGTGGTAAACGCTTTTTTTTCTATCGTAGGAGCAGCCGCTTCTGTAAATGAATCGGTGGATTCTGTAACTAAATATTTTTTCAAACCTGATAATAAAAAAACATTAGCGATGATGTTTTTTACATCAAAAAAATCTGAAATCCCTACGGAGGCGGTAACTGTCAGTCAAATGAAAATCAGGGCTTCTGTTGAAAATTTTTACCGCGCTATATGCTTGTGCGCGTCAGCTGAACTTCTTATGCGGATGGATGATATAACCTTAAATGAAATGAACGGGTACTGGGCTTTATACATCAATCTTGAAAATAGCGTTAATCAGGAATATCCGGAAATGTACATGGCGTTAGTAGAAATGCGTTCAACGCTTTCATATAACCTAAAACAAACAATTATGAAAAATGAAATTAAAAAGAATTTCGCTAAACCTGTTCCGCTGCTTGCGCTGTCACATCATCTAGAATGCGGTGATGAAAAACTAAGAATGATGAACCTTATTGAAGATTCACTTCTGATATCCGGTGAGATAACTTATGTTTAAACCTGTTATCATAAACGCGACTACAGAACAGGAGCTGTTATGGCGTTCCATAAAACTAAAAAAATCATTGGATGAAATTTGCCATATATTAGAACTTGAGATGCCCCCGTCTGAACGGCGGAAAGTAAGAAAGCACCACAGGCTTGAAGTTCGATGCAGAAATAACCTCGACATCGGTTTTAATGGAGAAAGATATTTATCAACAGTGCTGGTTGATGAAGTCACATCATTCGCGGACAGGGATAAACATTACACAACGGTAATTGGAAGATCGCCCGCGCGGGACATCATTGATTCAACATGGTCTGATTATGATGACGGACAGCATTCTTATGATGATAAAACATTAAAAGGTTTAATAAATCATATAAGCGGAAAATTTGGTATTAGCTGTGTAACTTTTCCGGATGATGGAAGCGATCCTACAAAACCAGTTAATTATTTCGCTTTTGAAAATGAAAGTCCCTGGACAAAGCTGATGGATGAAGCGGATCAGCAAGGTTATATATTGACAAGTAACGAGTATGGAAATTTATATCTCTGGAAAGTCCAAGGAGAAAGAAAGCCGTTTCACATAACCGAAGGCGTAAACATAAATAATATAAAATGGACTGAAAATGGCTCAGAGCAGTTTAATAAATATATCGTTAAAGGCGGAGGATATGTCGCGAATAAGATTGATAATACATGCCCAGGGAACAGAACGCTCACAATCGATTTAACAGATCTTTATGTTTCCCAGGAAGAAGTTGAGCGCCGCGCGTTAACAGAAATAAATCGAAGAAGTGAGGTGAAAACAGTTGTAACAGTTCCAGGATGGGGACTAACTGATGAACAGATAAAAAGTATCGGAAACACAAAAGGAAGGGAAATATATTGGGTTCCAAATTCATTAATCCCGGTTAAAGTACCGGCGTTAGGGCTTAATGATAGTCTGTTAATATCAGAAGTAGAATATTTGGCAAATAATGAAACTGTTAGCTGCGATATAACGCTGGTAAACAAGGGGATGTATTTATGAGTGATATGTTCAGAAATTTATTCGCGAATATCCGTAATATTTTTTCTATTGCTTTTTATGACAAACGTTTTAATGACGGCCAAATACAAATTAAAACTGTTTCCGGCAGGTTACTAAAAAAGAAAGAAGCGTTCCCTTATGGTTTTTACGCCAAGTCAAAAAGCGGGAAGTCATTTGTTTTTTGCCAGGGCGGTGATTTCTCCGGTTTTGAAATCATGCCTTTAATCGCTGATGATAACATCAATCCGCCTGAATTGAATGACGGTGACGCGGCTTTATATACAGAAAGCGGCGGCTGGATAACGGCAAGAGAAAACGGAACTGTGGAACTTTTTGGTAAAAACGCGGGAGGTTTAGTTAAAGCCAAGGAACTTGAAAATCAGCTTAAAAAATTAACAGCGCGTGTTGATGGTATTATTAACGCGATAAATTCAGCTCCGGTTGCGCCTTTGGATGGAGGAGCCACTTTCAAATCCAGTATATGCGGTGTTTTGGCTTCTTTGGTAAACAAGGAAAACTTTTCGAACTTGGAAAGTGAAAAGGTATTGCATGGAACAGGCAGTTAATACAGCTTGCATAGAAAATTTTAATGATATTCATGAGCTTGTGCAGATGAGTATCGGAACTAACAAAGGTTCATGGTGGGCTGATCCTGATTTTGGAAGCGAACTTTATTTATTAAGAGAAAGCGGTAAAGTTGACGGTAAAACCGCCGGGACTTTTAAAAGATTGCTTCAGGAATGTCTTGAATGGCTTGTTGAGGATGGTATTGTGAAAAAAATAAATTTTATTGTTGAACGAACCGGTAAGTGTGAAATTTCATATCTTATAGAAATAACACAACCTAATGGTAGCAATGTTTTTATTAAGGATGTTTGGAATGGCGTTTCTAAGGGATAGTTTACAAGTTTTAAAACAAAGAACACTCGCTAATTATTTAAGTCTGTTTAAACCGTTGGACAGAACGCCCCGTCATAATTTAGTTTCCGTTATAGCAAATGTAGATGCCGGGCTCTTCCACATGCTGCAAGGTGATTTAGTTTTTCTTTCTAAACAATTATTTCCGGATACCGCGGAAGGCGAGTATTTACGAACGCATTGGTCATTGTTTATTCCGCCGTTATACGCTGTAGCCGCTATCGGTAAAACAGAAGTTCATGGAATTATAAAAAAGCCTGTGCCTGCCGGAACTGTATTTAAAAGTAATACAGGAAAAAGATATTTTTCTGAAAAAGTATTTTATATTGGCGATGATGGGAAGGTTCTTGTTGATATTAGAGCAGAAGAAGCAGGACAGGATTCTAATCTATCAGCAGGCAGCGCGCTATCTATTGTTTCAGCGATTTATTCAGGTATTGATTCAGACGCGATTGTAAATGAGGCTGGTATTTCCGGCGGAATGGACGCTGAAAGTGATGAAGAATATCTTGCTCGTGTATTAATTCATCTTCGCAATCCTGTACGATATGGACAAAAGGGTGATTACGCAGCATGGGCGCTTGACTCTACTCCGGAAGTATCAAATGCCTGGGAATTCAAAAATTTTGGGGTGTTTGGCGCTTTACTTATACAGGTAATTAACGGCAATCAACAAAACGGTGTTCAACAAGTGCATAATCTTAACGCGGTTCGTGATTATATAAGCGCTGTTTCTCCTCCTGTTGTTTTTGAAGTACGTACACCAGTTTTTATATCTATCGATCCGGAAATAAACTTATTGCCGCATGAAGATAGTCAGGAAAACAGAGAGATGGCTGAAAAACGTTTAAAAATATATCTCCAGTACACCGCGAAACCAGGAATATGTATTACTTCAGGCGCGTTACGTGAATCAATTATTGACGGAATCAATATAACCAATGTAATTGTTAAGATTTCCGGAGATATAACTGGAAATTTACAAACAACAATACTGCAATACCCTGTATTAGGAAAAATTACATGGGGATAAGTATAGCGGCGGAAAAAGACTATTATAATTCAATTCGCGATTTATTTCCCAAAGGTGAATACTGGGAAAAGCAATTTTCGGATCCGCAAAGCGATATTAATTTATTTTGTAAAGTAAAAATAAAAGAGATTATCTGTTTAAGAAAACGAATGAATGATTTACTCGCGGAAAGCAATAACAACTCCGCGGTAGAAACAATTAGTGACTGGGAACGTGTCTTAATTGGACACATGAACATTCAGTTATCGCTTTCAGAGCGCAGGGAGAAATTAAAAAAACAAAAAACTCCTTTAATTAACCGCTTAGCGATTTCGGAAATAGCTAAAGATTATGGGTTAAAATTTATTGATATTATTTTTCCATTTCAACCTTCATTCTTTGGTTTCTCGAAATTTGGTCAGTCTGTGTTTTCATGCCCTGCGTTTTTTTCTGTTTATTTTATTATTATTGATTTACAAGATGATGAACTTAAAAATAAAGCGAAAAAACGTGTTGCCAATTTTTTAGAGACTTATCCTATTGAACAAAGCTACCCAGGCTATTATGAAGGCAGATTTTTTTCTGGTATAAAAGTTTTTGATAATTTTGAATTTGCTATAAACAGCAGATTGCTTTCCGGAAATATAGTTTATTTTCAATATAAATTAGAGGAGTAATTATGGCAGGATTATACCCAGATGAAAAGGTAATAAACGTATTTGGCACAGAAGTGAAATTTCCCGGTCTCGATCCTAATACTCATAAATTTACTAATGGCGATTTTTCTGACCCTTTAATAAAACCATCATTTATACCAGCGGAGACAATTAATCTTATTTTAGACAACCTAGAAAATGTAATTAATGTACTTGGAATTAAATCAAATAATTATGAAACAGATCAGCTTATAAAGGCGATAAAAATGGTAAATCTTCCTACAGGCGTTACATACAGGCAAGGCGCTGGAGATTACGATCCATATGAAGCGGGATTGCCCGGTGAATGGGCGTTGTGGAATGAGCGTGTTGTTACTTATGAAA